ATAGTATTAAGCGATTGAGGGATAAAGGGATAGTGGTGTATACGAGCGAGGACGATTTAAGGTTACCAAGAAAGGGAGAGCGTACGCACTTTTTATTGGTGGGGTTAGCGCATACGCTCTCTAAGGGTGGTTAGGTTTTCTCTTTTGGTTCTCTAAAGCGATCCCCTTCTATTGGACTGGCGGTATTTAAGTTTAATGTAAATTCACTCACTAGCTTTTCTCCTCCTCAAATATATCGTATCTCCACTCATATTGTTCTTTGATTTCTTCATCACTCATTGATTTAAAATTACTGAAACAGTTAAGATAAACAAATTCAAATAGATCATCATATCTATCTCTATTTACCATTTCTATGATATAGTCGATTTCGCTTTCAACTAGAGTATCTTTCATTTCTTCTATTGTTATTCCCATTAGTTTTTCTCCCCGTTTGTAAATAAACGAATCCATTTCGTACCATCACATTCTCGCCATCCATTGTCTGTCGGGTATACAGGATATATTGCACAAGTTGTTTCAGTTCTTGGTTTTTCTAAATCCTCATCCCAACATTCAATATCAAAATATTGTCCATCTATTTCTATTTCATCCCAAGTTTGTTCATCTTGAGGGTAAATATCCTTTAAAAACTCTTTATATATTTTTTCTGCTTGTACTCTTCCCTGTTCAAGTTGTTCTTCTGTTATCCAATCAGCCATTAGCTTTTCTCCTCTATCCTTGACAATGTTTCCAATGTTCTTCAAGTTGCAG